ACTCTTACCAGTCAACACCCTGACATACTTACACTTCTCATAGTCATATGCCCTGTAAACCGTTCTAATTCGCTTTTTAGCGCAGTTTTCCCCCTCGGTAGGCCTTTCCCTCAACAGTACATCAGTAATGCGTATTAAGGGCATTCTAGGCCCTAATTTGGCACGGTACACAAAACCCTTCATAATCTTGTCTGACATCATGTTAAAACTCCCTTTTATATTTAAATTCCAGTGCAATGTCATGTATTTTAGATACGTCTGGGGAGTACTTGGTACTAAGGCCGGATTCCCAAGAATTGCGACCCGTGCACCCTGCACAGATAAGAACGCAGCATACTAGGATCTTTTTCATGTTTGCACCTTTTGTGTAATTGTATTATCGGCATACAATGGTGCAATGTTTAATAAAATAAAAACCCGGCGTTAGGCCGGGTTTTAAACGAACTACTAATCTTTTTTAAATTAGTAGTTAGTACTCATAGTTACCCAGTAGCTCGTGCAGGATTGCAACCTGAGGTGGTGACAGATCTATGCTTTGCTCTAAAGAATCGTTCTTTTCAATCTTGATGTTAGCACCAGACTCACTGAAGGTAACGTGCACAATGTGCTCCGCATCTCCCCAGAAGTGCTTCACAGCGCAGTGTAATAGGTTACCGGGCATAGTCTTCATGGTTGCTCCTCTCTGTTAGGGTTAGTGTATGTCTGTACAGTATCATTTGTGCCATCATCAGACAAGGTTAGCTGTGAACTGTTTTCAGAATTTTCCAAAACAATTTCATTTGGAATTGTGATTCCCCACATAGTAGCTTGGTGCACAAGTTCAGCATCCGTCATGGTGGTGTATGTGATGCTGGTTTCAGACTTCTTGGGAGCCTCCAAACCAAGTATTTTCACCTGCCTGTCCATGATGCTGAGTACGTCTTGCAAAGACTCCCTGTCACCACCAACAGCCTGTTGATAGTACGCCTTCAACAACTCATCATAGCGTGCAAGAGTAAGCGAAAGTGCCTTCTCTGCAACTTGGGAACCCTCTTTCACAATGTGCTTAAATTCACGTTCTACATAAGAGTATGCTGCCTGCCTTGTAACTCCCATTACACGGCCTATCTCAGCATAAGTTAATCCCTGCTTTCGCAGTTGGATTGCTTGTAACCTACGTTCCTTTTTGAGTATCTTGTGCTGGCTCATTCTGTTCTTCTTTCCGGGATTGTTGTCCCCAGTAAAATCTGTGCTCATGATCATCTCCTAAAGTACTGGGTAGTTTTCCTTCTTGCACCTTTTCCAATGTCCACATGATTGCAAGTATGTTCCAACATGCAGCAGCAAGGTGGTCCTCAGTGTCGTTGTGCTGGATCCACTTAGACAAGTGCCTCACTGCACTGTCAAAGTATCTGGAAACAGGTTGTCCCTTTTCCCAGTTTTTATCACCATATTTATGCGCACCATTTTCTGTATGCTTCGCAATTCTTTCAATAGCGCACCATGGTAACAAGTCGTACCTCCCCTTCCCTTCCCTAGTGTCCCTTCTGGAACCAGTGGAAAACTCTTCCCTCTTACCACTGTCAGGAAGTTCAAATATGGAATGAGTTATTTGCATCACGGTTTCCCCCAGTAATCACACACAGCAGCTTCAACCTCACTCTGCACGTACCCCATAAGAACACCATCCATGGATTCTTTCATCATCCGCACCACAGTATCCTTGTGTGCTTCTGGATTGTCATCAGGAACCTCAACAACCAACTCATCGTGTACGAATGCAACAACAGGATAAATTTGGGACACGTTGTAAAGCGATAACTTTGCGCCGTCCGCAGCTAATCCTTGAAACTGCGTGTTGCACGATTCTGTGTACTCGGCACAGCCACGCACTCTGCCTGTCAGTGTTATCACAGTGGTTCCGAACAACCTTCTTCGCAGTGTGTCGCTACCCTTCCTGCTTCTGATTGCAAGTTCTGTGGTTGGGTCGTTGTTTAATTTCTCAAGACATTCCCACACCATGCGCCTGAACGCACTGTTGTAAGGTTGTCCATCCCTTGTACGATTTTTACCGGACACAATGTCCACCACAGGTTGGAATGTAAAAAGGCCCTTGTCTTTCAATCCAAAACAATCGCATATTTCCTGCACGTTAATGTTCAGATTTGTACTAAGGTTACCCAGAGCACTGCTGGAAAGATATTCACTAAGTTCAGGGTAGATCTCACTAACCAGCATGTTGCGCCATAGCTTACTTTCAGTAAGACTCATTTGCGCACCGTAGGTTGCCTCCGCATATTCCTTCAAAGATTTTGCACCAAGTCCCCCCGGCACACCGAAGTTTACAGCTTTCGCACAGAACCTGTAATGCTTGAACTTTTCAGGATCCTTGCCTTTCATTGCAAGGAAGTCTTTGTACTGCATTTTCAACAACATCGCAGCAGTGAAACTGTGTGGGTCAATACCCTCTTGGAAAGCTTCTGCAAGTCTTGAGTACCCAAACTTACTCATGCATATTGCAGCAAGACACCTGAGCTCTACTGCGTTGTAATCTGCGACAACAAATTTGCAATTCTCATGTGGCACAAACAACTTCCTGAACCATGCGTGCTTTGGCATTTGTTGCAGGTTAGGCTTGCTGCAAGAAGTGCGACCCGTGCGAACCAAAGGTTGATAGTGAGGGTTCACGCTGCCACTTTTTATCTGATCCACAAATTGCAATAGCTTTGCTTTTGTTTGCATGTCCAACCAGTTCTGGATGAACTCATGCTTGTGTTGGGACCAATACTCACCACTGATGGTGATTTCATTACTCTTCTCTGTCGATGGAACCTTTTTGATCTTTAGTGTCTCTGCAATTTCGTGCAGGTATATCCTCAGTGCCTTGTTGTCTAGGCTTGGAACACCTGTTACAGGATTTACAATGAGTTGCCCCAGTCTCTTTTTTACACTGTCCCTCTTGAACAACGATGGGTACTTTTCCAGAAGCCATTGCACCTTGTCCTGTATTTGCAGCTTGATCTCCATTGCAACATCCTGTTGTGCCTTGGAGTCAACCTTAATTCCCACCCTCGTGCAGTCAGTGAGGGCGATGGATCCCTTTAATTGTGTGTGGTGCGTGAGAGGTCCGTGCTGAGACTGCAAGCATTGAAACTTGTTTGCAATGTTCACTGCAACAGGGTGCAACTCGTTGAATAACTCTCGTGCAACCTTCGCATCAAGGAGCGCATATTCAAGCATCCTGTCAGGCACAAGTTCTAAAGCCTTCTTGTGAAACTGCGCCCACTCAGTCTGTGCACTTTTATCAAGTGGTTTATTTAGAAAGTACTCAGACAGGTCCGCTAGGGACCTAGTCCTGAGCGGACCGTCCTCCTCACCATTTGCAAGACGCACAAGGAAGTCTAATATCATGGTGTCCCACGCACGCCCCTCATCAACCATTCTTTTCCACGTGGCGCAGTCTTCCATGTATTCCAGTGCGTTGTACACGACATGAAAATCAAAAGCAAAGTTGTGAGCAACTATCGGGCAACCACTGTTGTATATCTCGTACACCCACTCTGATATTCTTTCAGGTGGAACTATAAAAGATTGTGATTCTGTGGCACATGTTAAAACAATCAGTTCTGGAATTTTACCGGGCTCGATCAGTGTGGTTTCAGTGTCAAACGCAATTGCACCATCACACACTATCGGCTGGCCCCTCCAGAGAGTCTTCTGCAATAGTGTTGACATCCTGTATCCCCTCTAACGCAAGCTTTTCACAAATACACTTCCACAACCACCATGGTAAAATTGTTAGTGGTTCATCCTTGTCACGTTGCACATGCAGGATGTCATTAGTACCCAACCACTTGTACAACTGCTGGAATCCACTCGCACGTGCTTTCATTTCGCAGGTAAATTCGTGTGGCCCAACGTAGCACTTGATATCACCCCTGTAACCCTCCACAGCACCACTCAGTGGAACACGGTGCGCAAAAACACCGGGTATGTCCATATACCTGCGCACCATTTCCCTTTCCCTGCGTGCACCTTTGTCACGGGATTTTTTTCCACTCATTTTAAACTCCCATCTTTGATGGTATGTGACTCCTGCAGCAACGTATTAGCTTTGTGCAGGAGTGCTTCTGTGCGCTCTGCGATATAGGTAGCCCTAGGGGTTTTCCGCTCGTAGAGTAAAAGATACTCCTGTAAACATTCCATAGAATCCTTCAAACAGGATTTCATACCGTTGTAACTCTCCACGGGAACCACACACACATTTTTGCTACCCACAGCATCCCCCAATTGCACTGAGTGCACCTTTATCCCTGCTCTTCTTCCCTGCCATCTCCAACCTCCAAAATATTTGGACAGTGCTCAGCTAATTCGAGAACATTGGTATCCCATGGGTAATGTCGCAGCAATGTCTTAGCTTTATTCCTGATGTGCTTTGGAGCACCTTTGTACGCACCATTGGAAAGATTTACAAGAAACTCCCTCGTGCTCACTAAGGCATGTGCTCGTTGTGCAGGTGTTGTCACTTCTCAGACCTACCCTTCCACGTCAACTTGGTATCCTGCCAAGAAGTACCACACTCAGTGAATCCAAAGGCCCAAGATGGTTGCTTAGGTGCAAGATTGTTCTTAACCTGCCCTAATACACGATCATCACTGTCGTCATCTTGAATCATGTACAAACACACTCTGGATGCAGCAACGATTGCAATGGATCCAGAACCCCTGTACATCTGTGATACACCAACAGACTGCTTGGTGAGGTGACGTATCATCAGGACACACGCTCCGGTGCGCTCTGCCATTTTGCTCAGTGGGCTCAACACTTGGCGTATGTTTTGGTCCTTGTACGAATCCACATCATCCCCAAGGAATGCAAGTAGTGGATCCATCACCACCAGTACTATTCCGAGTGATTCAATGATTTGCTCAAGCTCACCAATCTTTTGAGGAAAAGTTGGGTGCACTTCCCAGAAGTACACTTTGGATAAATCCGCACCTGCTGCACGCATCCTTGGTACAGTAATTCTTCCCGGATCGTCTTCTGCGCTTAGAAACAAAACACTACCACAAGTTGGTTTTGTGGAGGTTCCCGGAAATGGTGTGCAAGTGGTTATGCGCATGGCTATGTCAGCGCACAGTGTGCTCTTGCCCAGACTTGGATCACCCTCAAGTACAACAAGCATTCCCTTGGGTAACCAACCGTGCCACACCCACTCTACAGGTAAGGTCTTGTAATCTGATGCAGGTCTTACGCCCTTAATTGCAGTATCGGAAGGAATCTTTTCTATTGTGGTTATTTCACATCCTGCAAGAAGAGCATCGTCTATTCCCTTGTATTCGGGATTCCAGACCTCTATTAGGGTCTGGAACCCCTCATTCTTCAGTGCATAGTAGAAGTCAGTTAGTGCTGCCTTCACGTTTGCATTACTCTGCCAGTCAGAGTCAAATGCAATTCGCACTGATTGTGCACCGAGGTTGCGGAGAACTGGGAGTGCTGTTGACCAGTTGTTTACTCCAGCAACCCCGATAGTCAGGGTTGTATCATCCACACAGCAGGCAATTTCACATTTTAGCACACCCTCTGTAACTCGCACAGATGTGCGAGTATTTCTTTCAAGTGCCTGCCATGGCACATGTGCGAAACTCTTCGCAGAGGTGTCTCCAGTAAACCAAATGTACTTTGGTGTACTGTTTGTCAAAATCTGGAAACCGCACACTTCCTGCTTTTCATTCATCACAGGAAGAAGTATTCCAGACTGTGCCTTTATGCGTGCACCATTTGGTGTACTGCAAAATCCCGGCACACTGTATAAATCATCACCAAACTCCTCGAACAACTGAATAACACTGCGCCTTGTAACGGAATCAGCTAATGAACGGAACCCACCCAAACAAATCCATTCATCAACTAATCCCCTTGATGCAAGCAAGTCTTTATCACAAGGCGACAGTTGTGCGCATTGAATAAACCTCTTAAAAACCATGTTCCACAGTGAATAGTCATCCTGTGGGAACAAATCTTTCCACTCAAGCTCCAGAGCATGCAGGATATCCAACTGCTTACAACCTGCATGGCACTTCAGTACTATCGCACCATCTTTCTGCCTTATCGTCAGAGATGGTGAACTATCCTCATGTGCAGGACAGCACGCCTTCCACTCAGTACCACTACGGCTTACCTTTTCCAATTTTCCCAGCACTAAATCCATCGCAGTGCTTTTCGTTCCACTCTGTTTGCTGCTTAAAAACATCTTCTAACTCTCCTACATCCAACTGGTAACCACTCAAACGGTTGCACTCCCGGCTGTGGTGTATAGCAAGTTTCCTCAAATTTTCTGCCAATTCAGCTATGGCTAGGTAATACGCACATCCATTCACAAAAAACGGTTTTCCGCTGTCTTTGCTGGAATACTCTTGCACCAGTTCCTTGTACACATGGATGCAGCTACTTTGCATTTTGTGCAGCTTTTCAGCCCAACCAAGAACCATAATGCCAAAAGCATTCAGAGTATCTTTGTCTTCTTTGGTTTTTAAATACATTGTGTTTGTGAGTGGGGGCGCAGGGGATACGCCCCCATTCACTACCTCCGTGTTAGAATGGTGTGCGCTCTCTCCTTGGCGCATTTTGGAATGTTTTTACAACCTTCTTGGTTTTAACTGGTGGTGGCGCAGGAATTTCCTCATCCTCAGAAACAACCACCGC